TATATATAAATATATAAATTTGAAATTATTTATCTATATGAATGAATTAAGACTGAGGAGGATTAGGAATAATATAAGGAATTGATTTTGTAATATCTCTTAGTTTCTGTCTATACAAAGTCCATTCTGCCTGTTTTTCTGATGTTAGTGGATTATTTGGTAATTGAGTCCAATCCGAATTTCTTAATAATTCATTTCTTTGAGCTCTTATTTTATTTAATTCAAAATTATCCAATACCATTTGAGTATAGGGAACAAAAGTATGCGCTCCCATTATCCATTTCCATTTCCCAGTTTTAACTTGGGTATGTGCTTCTTTCCATTGTTCTTCGTTAAGTTCAACATTTGGTGTTGGTATTTTATCACCATGTAATTCACGTGTATAAAATCCAGTATATTCTCCATTTTCATTTATAGTTGCGTAATATATCATATTATTTTTTTTTAATATCCAACGGCTATCCAATATCCATCACCACCCGCATCTAAAACTAACTTAGCGTTGGCTGCGGTTACATCATAAACGTGATTAAAACCCCTGGAACCATCAGAATTTCTGTCAGTAGCACAAGTTACAGCTAAACATTTAGTTGGAAAAGCTAATGGGAAAGTAACTGTAACATTAGCAGCTGAATTTCCTGCTGTCGATACGTATCCCGCTTGAAGTATTAATCCATTTACTAATTTAGAATATCCAGTATTAGCTCCATGTGAAAATACACCATTAAAAAATCCTCCTGGTGGGACAGCGTAATAATTACTACTTGTTACATAACCGGGAAAATTTGTTATTGTTCCACCAACATCTAAACCACCACTTACTATTAATACTGCTCCAGATTCAGCTCTAGGCATTTTTACAAACCTTGTATTATCATATACAATTTGCATACCACCTGCAATTAATTCGGTTTTAGATTGAGCTATATTAACCGATACTGTGTTTAAAACAGGTGATTTTGGTGATTGACCATCACCACCACCCCAGTTTGCGTCATTATATACTTGGCCATCAATATATGGCGGGGGGAGAACATCAATGTCCGGTAAGAAATCATATTGGGCTTCTAAATAAGAAGAAAATGTTTGTATTCTATAAAAATATCCACCTTTTAAAGTTACTGGAATTACGAATGTATTTGTTAAATTTACTTCCATATCTACCTGAGCAAGATAACCAAAACTTTGTGTTTTTGTTGCATATGCAATCTTTGTTGCAATTGTTTCTTCGGGACCTATGTAAGTTTGTGGTACTGCAAAAACTCTAACACCATATGTTTGAGTCATTTGTCCTGATGAAATTGTTCCTGAACCAACTACGTCTGCTGATGTAAAAGAATTACCTGATGTTGTGACTGTAATAATCGCTGCTAATCCTTCTGCACTGCTTGGTACATAAAATGATGCTGAATTTGGACTTGCACTTGAACTGACCATAGGGTTGGTATCGAAAAACACTACAAATGGAGAATTACTTGAGTTATTAGCACTTTCTGCTGTTGCATAATTTTCTTGTACTATATTTGGAGATGCTGAAGCGGATATTGGTGTAGTTATTGCTACAGTTGTTGATAATTGACCATTCGGATTTATATCAACTCTCAAATTACTAGCTGAATCATAAATTTCTATTGCAGGACGGTCCGCATTTAATTTAATTTGACCAACAGATGCAGATGCGTACAAAAGACCGCCATCTACTTGCCATACTTCACTTCCTATTCCACCTCCAATTCTACCATCAGTAATATTAACAGAACCTTGAATTTCTAAAGAATTTCCAGTCCATTTCATAAAATTATCACCTGCTGTATTTTTCAAAGACATTTTTGCTGAACCAGAAAGTAATCCTAAAAATATTCCGTATTGGTCAAAACCGGAAGAACCCGTATAACTTTGTCCTACTGAAATAAAAGGATTTGAACCACTATTTGCTGAATCTGCATTAAGTTGTATTACTGCAACCGAACCACTTGAACCAACGTTTACTGTTCTATTTGCGTAAACGTCTTGAGCAAAAAGAACATCAGTAGCTACCGAACTAAATGTAGCTCCAAAAGATTCCCAATAAGTTGCCGGAGTTCCAGTGATACCTGCTCCTCCCGTTGGGTCTTGGCCAGCACCAGCGGTATGAGTTGATTTTGCTAAATAATAAGCTCCATCTGCTCCTTGAACAACATCAACTCTTGTTGATGTTTTAGTATAAGTTCTACCCACCGTCCATCTCCCTCTATAAACCACTCCGGCTCCAGCAGCGCCGGTAGCACCAGCAGCACCTGCTATTGATTTTGTTAGAGATTGTACTTTTGCAATAGAAAATGAATCTCCATTTAATTTTTTACCTGTCAAAGTATAAGTAACCGATGCTAAGTTTGCAGTCATATTACTATGATTTCCTACTATTGCATAATTTCCACCATCAGTTATTGAACCGGCAGTAATATTTGAAACCGCTGTTGAAACAGTAAATTTGCCCGCCGCAGTTCCTGCTCCATCATAATCTAATTGTATTGCTCCTTCATAAATGAAAATATTAGTACCGCTTCCATTATAATCACTTACAACACCAGCACTACTTGCAGGTAAAGTATGAGATTCATTTGTTAAAAAAATTGTTAAGGCATCAGTACCTTCTTGTACTCTTGCAATTGTTACGGTATCAGTTATTGAATCTGCGGTTGCAGTAATTTCTACTAAAGTATTTACACCAAAATCAGCCTTTCTTAAAAATACAGTATTACCAGTTGTTGCTACACTACCACCGGATGATGCATCATATAAAGTTACTGATGGTGATGTAGTCCAGTTTGTAGTTGCTGATATGTTTTGTTTATTAGAAGTTAATTCAATCCAATCTGGAGATAGTGTACCATTTTGTGCCTCAATAAATACTTGACTAGATGCTTCTAATCTTAATAATTTTGCAGAAATTGGTGCTATTGTCCAAGGGCCAAATCCAGGATAACCTGTAGCAGCACTGGTGTTATTTGTTGATGTATGGTCTGAATTTGCTGTCCAAGTATTTCCACTATAAGTAACAATATCGTTTGTATAGTAAATAGTACCACTTGCCCAAGGCCCCATTATTCTACCTTCATTAACTCCGCCAGGTGTTTGTTTTAAAGAGCCTCTAAGTGTTAATGTTGTCCCGTCCCACTCTAAATAATTTGAAGAACCACCAACTTTAAAATTTGTACCAGTATCATACCAATAGTTGTTGGCGTTTAGATACAACCCATTATTAGCACCATTTACTCCTCTACCAAGCTTCATTCCACCGGCGTTTAATAAACCACTTAGAATAAGAGCTTCACCATCCCATTTCATATAGTTATCACCGGAATAATCCTTTATTGATAATCTACCATAAGTTCCTGCCGCACCTTGCTCATACAATCCAAGAAAAATACCCGGTCTGTCATATCCTATTACACCTGTACCGCTAGTTCCAGCTGCTCCAGATGTAGATGGATTTATACTTGTTCCACTTGTACCACCCGTACCAACAGTACCATGCTGACCTAACGAAATATATGGGTCTGACCTACCACCAGCTAAAACAATATTAGCGTATTTTGATGTATTATTGTATGTGCCAACATTTATCGTATTCCTTACATATGATTCTTCAAATATTGCCAATTTTGCTGAAACAAAGAAATCTTGACTTCCTAAAAATTCCCACCAATCATTATCACCTGACGGAGTAGGTGCATGATAATTTACTAATACTCCGTTTTGGTCATATGTTGTGGGACCTGAACCACTTATAGCTGCATAGTATTTTACATCATCTTGCGTTGCTAAATATGTCACCGCATCTCTACGATTATTTGTAGTCTCAACTCCACCAATATAATCCAACGTCGGGTCCCACTCACCTCGCATCACTATACCTGGTCCTGTTTCACCCTCAAATTGTACTGATAAAGATTGGGTTTTATAAATTGATTGTCTATCTTCACAAATTATTTGGTAAACTATGATAGCAGTTCTATTTGTTTCAGGAGTATTCCAACCTGTAACACCCGCCATAGTTGCTGTTGGGGTACCTGGCAAATAACTTCCAGCAGTCAATCCCCCACTTAATGTAAGATGACCGGATACTGCAGATATTTGTACTCTATATTGTTGTTCATATGATGAACTTCCATATGCATCAGTTTGTGGTGAAGTAAATCCAGCAGGTTTATTTGTTAATGCAAGAGTACCTCTATTTGCAAAAATTTGCGTGCTAGTATTAGCGAGTGTCATCTCACCAGAAACTTTATATACAGCTGCAGCATTCTCTCTTGTTAATTTTACATCATATGGTGCTGGTTCTGTAAATTGTACTGCAAATGATTGAGTTACAAATTCTGTATATCTAGTGGGTGGTGCTGTTCCTAAATTTGTAGAATATCCTTCAAATTCTATTTTATAAACAACCTCTCCACTTTTATTAATTGCTGGTTTTTGCCAACCAGTTATATTACTAAGAGATGCCGGATTTGTTAATATCTTATTTGATGATAAAGTAATGTAAGGTGATTTTGAAAAAATTGATGCTGAAGAAAATCCCAATATACCAATTAAGTTATTTAAATAGTCATAATCGGTTGCCTGTGGTGATGGGTATGCTGCTGTTATGACATTTTGCAATTGATTAACACCCTTGAATGTAGGTAATTTAATTGCTGTTCCTTCAAAGTTTGTAGTGAATAAATCTGCAGTAATTGATGTATTTAGATTATCAGCAGATACTTTAAATGCATCAGCTCCCGCTTTTATACCAGCTATTGTTAATTGAGCTTCAGCTCTATAAGGATTATATATAGAAGAAGTATATGGATTACCATCAGTTAATTTTACTCTCCAAGTTTTATTTTCACCAGGTCCTGCTGCATCGGTGGCTGGAACAATAAATGTATAATAAGGTACACCTTCATAGTAAGGCCCATCATATAAGGTTTCACTACCATCAGTATCAATATAAAATAGTGTAAACCAAGTTGAACCTGTATAATTTTGTGCTAACGCTTTTAATTCAACATCCCCATCTGGTGCTACTTTGTACCCATCTCTATTATAATTTATAGTATAAGGATTTGCATTTAATTCTACTGTTCTTGCATTTGGAACTGAAACATTTTTTGTAAATGTTTGTGTTCTTTCAAATATAGAAGATGTGTATTCATGCCCTGCCCCTAAAGCGAATGGAAATACTTGTATTGTATAAATTGCACTTGCAGATACATGTGGATAATCAAATCTATTAAAATTAATCGTTGCTGTACTTAATGATGATGATGATAAAGAGCCAGTTCTTATGTAATAAGGACCTGCAGAACCTAATTCCACAGCTTTAGTTTCTATTAAATTTATTCTGAATGTTCCGGCCGCAGTAGATTGAGTTGTAAATGTTAAAAAATCATCACCTTCTTTTACTCTGATTGTTGTATTAGCATTTGTATGTGAGGATACAAATCCTACTTCATCAGCGGGTATAGATACTGATGTTGGTGAAATTACAATTTGAATTGGAGGAGGTCCATCTAATACTTTGGTATAATTTACTACAACACTAGCAGTATATATAGATGATGTGAAATATGGATGAATTACTAATGGGTATGTAATACTTCCACTTAGATTAGTAAAATTTGATGATTGGGATACAATAAGTGATGCAGTATATTGAGTACCAAAAGATGATGTAAAATGTATATTACCAGCTTTGACATTCCTTTCTATAATAGATGAACTTGCTATATAAAATTGTCCATGTGAATAAAATGGGTCATAAGCTGCACTTGAACTAAATACCAAATATCTTGCCCCTTGTTTTAATCGTATATCAGTAATACTGGGTTTAAAATCATTTACAACTCCACGTGAATTAGCTGCTAATGTAATTGTAGATGGATTGACCTCAAATATAATTGTTTCATCTCCTGGCGTACCCTGTGGTACGATTGTAAATGTTTTATCTACTGAAATTGATGCAGTATCTAATGATGGTGAAGAATATGGTTCAGTATAAGTAAATTTGATTGTAATATTTTTACTCTGAGATAGTGGTGAACGCACTGAAGAATTCAAAGCCCCAGCTGCAATTGTTCTTTGATTTTCATCAATTGCAATTACTGAAATATCCGGATGTACACTTTGGGTTGTAAAATAAAACCAATATTCAGGAATCCAATTTTGATTTATTGACATTGATGGAAATACTCTAAATGATGCAGTTATTGCATTTGTTCCACCCCTTTCAAAGAAAGATGCTGTAGCTATTGCTGATTGAGGTCTGAAAATACTTTCATTTCTTGGGTCTATATTAAAAGTATCTGCATTAAATAAAACAAAAGGTGTATCCAAACCATCTTGTAAATCCTCTAAAATAATTGTTGCCAAAATAGATCCTGATGTTTCAAATGCTGGGCCAGATGCTGCTGATGCTGATGACATCATAAAAATTGTTCTTCTTACATCAATTGAATCTCTATTAAAAATAGCATTATAATTTATTTGGCCACTACCCAAAGAACCGCTTGTTAAACCTATAACTAAACCACTTGATGATGCATAAGCAAGGTTTACAAATTTTTCATTTCCTTCAAAAGAGCGTGATATAATGTGCAATTGTGTATCAGGAAATCCTTTTTCAGGTTTAGTTAAACTACTTAATTCAATATCATTAACACCATCAATACGAATGGCTTGAATTTCCAAAGACGATGTACTACTATTCCTTATTTGTGTACCTCTATATGGTCTTATAACAAAATTTACGCCCCCAAATCCATCTAATACTCTTGTGAATATTACAGTATCAGTAAATCCTTCAGCTTCTCCAGTAATTTTTACTAATTGTACAATCTTATCAGTTCTTGAGCCGGTAAAGTGTTGCACTGTCATTGTTGGAGCATCAGATGTTATACCATCCAATAGACCAGGAAATCCACCACCCACAGTTATTGATGATGTATAATCATTACCAAATAATTCAGTACCATCAAAGTCAAAAGATTGAGATGTGTATGTTACCGAACCCGTTAATAAGTTTTTGGTAACTGTAAACCCTACTACTGTAGGTGGTACAGGATTGGAACCAGAATCAAACTGAAATTGTAATGAGCGTGGTGTAAATACTAATCCTTTTTGTATTGTTTGTAAATTACCTCCATTAAAAGTTTTATTTGCTTCAACTAAAACGGGTATAAAATTATTATTGATATCATAAAATTCAAATCTATACAAAAAAGTTTCTTCAGGTAAACTTCTTGGGACACTTTGAATAAATGTAATTGAATCTGGTGAATATGAAGTCTCTTGAGATGCTCTTAAACTAACATCCGCTAAATGCCAACCATTTCCTTTTATTTCAAAATAAAGTTTTGCGTTGTTAATTTGTTCTGCTTTAAAATTAGCTGATAATTGATTTTTTTGTAATAGAGAACTATCTGCTGTTATGGTTGATATATTTTGGTTTATTTGTATAGTAGTAGGCGAACCATTAATTGATGATTGTCTTGAACCACTTAAAAATACATTAATATAATTTCCAGCTAAAACTTGATTACTACCAATTCTTACATTAAAATTAAGTGAATATTCCGTATCTTCGGTTATATCTAAAGACTTTGAGGTATAAAAATTATTAATACCAGAACTATCTAATTTTATAGAATTAAATAAATAATTTTGATTAAATGATGTTGTTAGATTATTAGATGATGTTACCCAATAATTTTTAAAATTTGTATTATCAAAAATACCATAAAATTCTTCATTTTTTATGGTTGATTCTAAATCTCTTAATAATTCATTTGATTCTAATCTTATTTCTTGAATAAATTGATAATCAGCTAAATCTGATTGAGATTTTCTAAATATTTTTACTCTTGCACAATCACCCACAAATGTTGTTATATCACTTAAATTAATTTTAGCAAAAGAACCCGTCAAAGCTGTCTTTAAATTATTTGCACCTTCAATATAATTAAATGATGCTGTATATCCTTCGTTTATAAAATTTTGAACTAATCCATTTGAATCTGTGTGGGGTTTTAATACTAAAACGTTTTTATTATTTATCACACTATCTACTAATGGAGAATAATTTAAATTAGGAATAGAGATAGTTGTACCAATAACTGAGCCAGTCCAATTGGTAGAATCATTTATTTTTAGTAAATAGCTTGTAGGTATTGTAACATCAGTTATTTTTTGTCCTGCTATTGGAGATTGGGCTATACCATTTAAAGAACCAGTCTGAATTATAGTAGTTGTTACATTATTAAAAATTGGTTTTACTATTTCATCAATATTAACAACAGGTCTTCTATAAAATCTAACTTTATCTTCATTTGATAAAAGTTTATTTATCTGAAAAGTTTTTTCCCATTTTACATTGTAAACATCTTTCCAATCATCAGGAATAGGAAGTGTAACACCACTTTCATCAATAAATGTTTTTAGTTCACCTAAAATAGTTATTTTTGCAGTTCCGATTGGAGTATCATCATAGATATATACAGCAATCAATTTTGATGTACCTTCGTAATATTCTGGTATTCCATTACCTGGCTCATAATATATAGAATTTCCCTCAACATCTAAAATTTGAATTTTTACTTCTGTAGATTCTTTGAGATGTTCACTTCCTTCAATTAAAAATCCGTTTTTGCCACCAGTAAAAGTATCCTTAAATTCTGTAATTTTGAAATATTTAGAATTCGGGTTTGTATCTACTTCAAATACGCCAAAAGATGTTAGATTTTGTGATAAATTTTCTGCAAATTTTTTTATTACAGGCATTTTTTATTTTTGGTTATATAAAATAAATATTTAGATATTTTTTTATCTCCATAATTATATATAGAATTCTAAAGAAAAATAAAGAAATATATGAAAAAGTACGCAATGATACAAATTGATGCTGATATTCATCAATTATTAAAGGAATTTTGTAAAGATAAAGGTTACAAAATTAATGGGTTAGTAGAAACCCTAATAAAAGAAAAGGTGGAATCTATCAGAAAAATTCCACCTAAAAATGTATTACCAGTAAATCCTAAAAATTAATTTTTGAGAATCCATTCTCTTTCTTAATTTCAATCAGTCCATCTACGATATCTCTCATTTGCTCTAAGTGCGAAATCATCCAAATAAAATCAAATTGGGTTTTTAGATATTGCATCATCATAAATAGGGATGATAAATTATCTGCATCCAATGTACCAAACCCTTCATCAATTACTAAGAAGTTAGGACGGGGTAATCCGCATATATTAATTAGAGCTACTCTAATAGCTAGACCCGATATAAATTTCTCCATACCACTACACATTTCTAAAGTCCATTCTTGGTCTTCGTAAACTATTTTTGCATTGATATTTTTACCATCAGTATCCATTGAAAGTGAAAAATCTACCACCTGTGCTAAAATGTTATTTACTTCATTCTCTATAACAGGCATTATTTTTGAAATAAGTTCATATGGTACTCCATCTTTTTTTACTGCATCTAAATAATAGGTATATAAAAAACTTTTTGATTCTAATTCTTTTACTTCTTTCATTTGATTTTTTGTTGAATCTATAAAAGAAATAAGAGAACCTATTTTCATTGTAGATGCTGTGATTTTTTTGTTCAATTCAGTAATCTTTTTATCTACATCTTTTTTATCGGACTCTAATATTTTAATTTGTTCATTTATCTGAGTATTTCTTTGAATAGTAGCTTCCCATTCATAATACTTTGCAATATCCGATTCAGTAGTATCTAATTGATTCTGAAGTAATTCCTTTTGAGTTTCTAATGTTCCCAATTCAGCTTCAGCCTTTTCTCTTACCACAATACCCTTATGATATTTGTTACGAAGTTCTACTAATTTAGCCCAAACATCATCCACTTCAGAATATGGTTCAGTGCCCTTAATTAACATTTGATGTGATATGTTAAGAGTTTCCAATTGTAATTCTTGCGTTTTAACAATTTCTTTTGTTGCAATAGCATCTTTAACAAAGACGTTGTTCATACAAAACTGGCAATTTGGGTCATACTCATGCTGTTCCAAATGTTTAAGTTTCTCTAAATTAGATTCGTATTGTGATTCTAATTTGTCTATTTGTTGTTGTACATCTGCTAATTTACCTTTAGCCAAATCCCATTCTTTTTTGGCATCATTAATATCCATTCCATTTACTATTGCATGCTCATTAATAGATTGAGATACCTGCCCTAATAACTCACCATATTCGTTTATTTTGCTTTTCTTATCCTCCCTATCACTTCTATTGTTTTGAATTTTTAGTTCAATGGTGCTCTTTGCAACCCCTAATCCTTGGATATCTAATTTAGTATCAATTGGTGTTAGGGATTCCTTTAAATCAGATATTCTATTTTGAATTTCTTCTTTTTGTTTATTTAGAACTTTTGATTGGGATTCTAAGTCGGATAATTCTTTTTTTGTTTCTTTTAAGTCGGTTTCTTTTGTGGCTAATTCAGTCGTAAAATCCGTCCTTTTGAAATTTCTGATAAGTACAGCCACTTCCTTTATCTCATTTGATGCAGCCTCATACAACTTATCAAATATATCCAGCCCCATAAATTGAGCAAGTAAATCTTTTCTCTCCGATTGAGATTTATCAATGAATAGGGTGTTGTTCCCCTGCAAACTTAATGCTGTCATAACAAAATCCTCATACCTACCCACATACCCTTCAATGACCTGGTTGGTATCCCGCCTTTCCGTTCCGTTAAGGGATTCCGTTACCCCATCTACCACTCTCCAAAATTCTACATCTACCTTAACGTTCTTTCCCTTATTAATAGTTCGGGCTTCCCTACGAATAAAGTATTGTACACCTTCTACTTCGAAATCTAATTGGCAGTGGAAATCATCTTTTCGGTTGTTCATAATGTGTGATGCCTTATAGGCTCTACTACACTTATCGAACAGGCAAAAGGAAATTGCATCGAATAGGGATGATTTACCTGCTGCATTTGGTGCGAATAATCCCATTAATCCGTTTACTTTATCGAAGTGGATTACATTATCCTCACCATAACTGAACATATTGGAGAATTCAAATCTTACCGGCTTCCATTTTACGTTTCTTATTAGTTCGTCCAACTCTATTCTTCCGTTTATCTCTTTATTTAGAGATTGTATGCCTTCGATTTCTTCATCTGTCACAAACGGCATCATTCTTTGTATATAATCGGTAATGAGAGAGTTTTGGTAGGTGATATCGGTAATATCTTCCAATTGAATTTGGTTATCTCTATCACCAGTCTTTTTCTTAGCTAAAGAATCAGTTTTGATAGTTGTAAAATCTTCAACACCATATTTTAACTTTATTTCGGTGATTGCTTTCTTTGTATCTACCGCATCAGTATCAGAAAACCTTACCCTAAGCCTTGGATACAAAGGTAAATCAGTAACGTCAGGTACAACTCCTCCGATAATATCCATAGTATAGTACCCATAATCATTTTGTATATCAACTTCTTCATATGTTAATGTTTCTAAATCCCAAACTAAGAAACCATGCTTATCTAAGGTTTCTCCAAAGTTTTGTTGCACCAATGAACCTGCGTAAACACATTTACAACCTTTTGGTGAGATTAGTTCTTGTCTTTTGTGGATATCACCTAATAGGGCTAAATCGTAACCATCAAACATATCAGTTGTGAAATGACGAGATGATACTACATAACCCACATCAGTTTGTGAGTGGTCCACAGGTCCATGAAATAGTGCAATCTTTTTTCTAGCCGGCATCATAATCCAATCATCTGCCTTAGGCCAATTATCTTTATTATCAAATATTGAGAATACCGAAAATGCAACTCCATCTTCCCAAAATATTTGAGTATCTTTTAAGTAATGAAAATTAGGTAAATCAAGTGCATCTACGATTGGAGTTAGTACATCCAAACGGTCCGAATTATTCATATTACAATCGTGATTACCTGCAATAAGAATAGTTTTACAATGTTTAGAACATTCGGTAAATAACCAGCTAATCTCTTTCACTAATTCAGGTGACATTTCCAATTTAGCATGTGCAATATCACCTGCTAAATAAATCATTGAATCTTCCGTACCTCTTTTACGGATTTCATCAAACATCTTTTCAAATATACCTCTAAATTCTTTGTGCCTCTTTACATTACGAATATGAATATCCGCTATATGATAAATTCTTTTTAAACTCATATATTATTTAGTTTCGCCATCATCAAATCTTCCCACGAAGTTTCTTTGGCATCTTTTAGTATTTCATTTACTTTTTGAAAACCCATTTCACCAGCATCTTTATCGGTTGGAATAATATTACGAACTCGGATACCATTCTTCATAAACCAATCAGTATGTTTTGTAGAATCTTCAACAGCATCAGAATCTAATATAATAGTTACATCCTTTACACCTTTTTCTAATATTTTGTTTTTCAGATTACTAAGTAGAAATTTTCCCAATAGCGGAATTACATTTCTTTTTACCGAAAAAGAATCAAATACACCTTCCACTAAAACAATTGGTTCATTCCAATTTATCATATTATCAAATACGATTACATCTCTACTAATTGGTGGATTCTTATACTTCATTTTTTCATCTTCATAGAACGAGCGAGCTATGAAATAATTAAGGTCACCTTCTTCATTATAAGATGGTATGATAATCCTACCACTATATAATCCATCTTCACAATAACCAATATTGTATTTAACAATATCAGCTTGAGTGATACCCCTTTTATTTAAATAATGAATGGCTTGATTATAGATTGGGTTTACACCTTTTTTCTTAAAGTATAATTGTTTAAATTCAGTTGGTAATTGTAATTTAGCTACAAATTCCTCTTTTGCATTATATTCAGGTTCATCACCATATATATCCTTTACAATCGTTATATCTCTTAGGTCTACATTGAGTTTACGAAGTAATGAACCAATACTTCTACCCTTAGAATCACATACCCAACAATGCCACCTTTGGGTCTCTATGTTTATTTGTAGTTTCTTTTTGTGATGATTACAAAATGGACAATAATGAGCTTGTTCATTCCCCTTCAGAGATGAACCGACTCCTAATGCCGAGTCTAATATAGTGATTATTTTTAGCTTATTTCTAGCCGATAACATAATTTAGGTTATATCCACAAAAACTAAGTAAATATACAACTATTTTTTGAATAAACCAAATATATTTATCCGCCGTATGAATTTTTAACATCCAATAAAAAATCAG